GGTGCTGATTGGGTGGACGGGCATGCGCAGGTCAAGGCGTGGGCGGAGCGGATGAAATGAGGGCGGCAAAGGTGGACGATAACCAGCGTCAGATCGTTGCCGCGCTGCTCTCCGCTGGGTGCAGGGTGACGCTGCTGCACCGTGTTGGCGGAGGAGTGCCGGATCTGCTTGTGGGTACGCCATCGCGGCGATTCGTCCTGCTCGAAGTGAAGGACGGCGCGAAGTCGCCTAGCAGGCGCGAGTTAACGCCAGATCAGGTGCGGTGGCACGACCAGCACGCCGGGTTTCCGGTGTACGTTGTCACCAGCGCAGAGGCGGCCTTGCGTGCGGTGGCTGAGAACTGATGCGCAGCAAAAACAGCAAGCCTCTTAGCAAAGCCGAATCAGCGCACATAGCACGGGTCAAGGCGCTTCCCTGCTCAGTGTGCGATCTGCCAGGCCCAAGCTCCGCGCATCACATCAAGCAGGGCCAGCACTACACCTGCATCGCTTTATGCCAGGAGTGCCACCAGGGCGCGCACATGGGCTGGCACGGATGCAAAGCAGCATGGGCTATACGCAAGATGGATGAACTGGACGCATTGGCCGTTACCATCGAGCGGTTGACGCTAGAAGCATGATTTGACCGGAGGACCGATGGAGCAAACAGACACCGAACGACTAATCGGCATGCTGGTCCTATGGTGGCGCTACGAGAGCCAGTGGAGCCCAGTCGATGGATACCCTAAGGAGTGCCCAAGCACGGCCGGCTACCGGGCATCCAGGCAGTACGACGACACCAACGGAGCCTTCGAGACAGACGCCATAGGAAGGATGGCCGGAGCAGTAGGGATTGCCGTAAGCCGCGTTCCTGACCCGTGGAGGACAGCCCTACACTTCCTCGCCCGCAACCGAGCAACAGGGCTCGACGTGTGGTCAAGCGCCAGGCTTCCACCCAATCGCGCAGACATCGATCGCATCACAGACGAGGCGCTGGAGAAAATAGCCGGAGAGGTTTGACATACGATTTCCGGCATGGTAAAACTCCGCCGGAGGATGTGCGTCCTCATACAGCCCGCGGGTCGCAATGCTCCGCGGGCTTTCCCATGGCAAGCCGGCAACTCCGCTATAAAGGCCGGCACCTCGACACGCGGATCAGCCCCAGGATGTCTCCCTTGACCTGGAAAGCGGCGGGGTCGAGCATCAGCCGGAACCCCAAAAGGGAAGGCACTACATGAGCGTAATCACACCCATCGAGGACAGACCAGAGATCGTGCAGCAAATCTGCGATCTGATGTCCGAAGGCATGAGCCTGCGCAAAGCGTGCATAGAGGTTGGAGTCACACGACCCACATTCCTGCGCTGGATGGATGAGGATGCTGCGCTAGCGGACCAATATGCGCGCGCGCGTTCTGTCGGCATCGACGCAGAGTTCGAGCGTCTGGAGGAACTGCAGCAAGAACAGCCGGAGCGAGGCCCCACTGGTGGTGTCGACTCGGGATGGGTTGCCTGGCGGCGTCTCCAGATTGACGCAAAGCGCTGGCAGTTGTCAAAGCAGGCGCCGAAGAAGTACGGCGACAAGATTGACGTTGCCCACTCTGGTGGACTTAGGTTCACCTCAATCGAGACGGTGATTGTCGACCCTGCGGGTTGAGGTTCCTCGGGCTTTCAAGCCCCTGGAGGCAGGAGTTGCCCGGTACCTTGGTGCCCATGGTGGCCGAGGAAGCGGTAAAAGCCACTACTTCGGGGGTCGGTGGCTGAGAGAGAACGTAGCCGGCAGGGTGGACTTTGTCTGCCTGCGTGAGATACAGAGAAGCCTGGAGTTCTCGGTCAAGAAGCTGCTCGAGCAGAAGATCGAGACGCACAACGCCGGGGCGTACTTTGAGGTGCAGGACAGGCGGATCCTGACCACGCACGGTGGCACGACGATCTTTGAGGGCCTGCAGAACCATACAGCCGACTCGATCAAGTCTCTCGAGGACTTCGACCGCGGGTGGGTCGAAGAGGCGCACAGTTTGAGCCAGCGCAGCCTTGACATTCTGCGTCCGACGATACGTAAAGCAGGCTCGCAGTTGTGGTTCTCTTGGAACCCAGACCTAGAGACTGACCCGGTTGATGTTCTTCTGCGGTCTGATAACCCGCCGCCAGGCACGATCGTCGTGCAGGCGAACTATCGGGATAACCCGATGCTGCCGGATGTGCTGCGGGTGGAGCTAGAGTACGACCAGCGCCGCGACCCTGATAAGTTCGCGCACGTCTGGCTGGGAGAGTACAGGAAGAACAGTTCGGCCCGGGTCTTCAAGAACTGGGCGATCGAAGAGTTTGAGGTGGATCAATCCGCGGTGCTCCGGCAGGGTGCTGACTGGGGCTTCGCGGTGGATCCGACGGTGCTGGTGCAGTGCTGGATCGAGGGCCGCAAGCTGTATGTGCCCTACGAGGCGTACCGGGTCGGCTGCGAGATCGTCGACACGCCCGCCCTGTTCCTGACCGTGCCTGACAGCGAGAAGTGGCCGATCACCGCGGACAGCGCCAGGCCGGAGACGATCAGCCACCTGCAGAAGAACGGATTCCCGAAGATCGGCGCTGCCATCAAGGGCGCGCGGTCTCTGGAAGAGGGAGTCGAATGGCTCCAGAGCTATGACATCGTGGTGCATCCGCGGTGCCGACACTTGATTGACGAACTCACCCTGTACAGCTACGAGACCGACCCTCTGACGGGGGCGGTGCTGCCGAAGCTGGCAGACAAGGACAACCACGTCATCGACGCCCTGCGCTACGCGTGCGAGGGCGCCAGGCGCATGGCAGGCACCCGCAAGCCTTTGCCGAAGCAGACAAGGAAGTGGATCGTATGACCAGACTGCAACAACTTCTAGATTCCGCTGACAAACTGCGCGATCTTGCCGACGACGATGTGGAGAAGATACCCCTGGCCGCCATGGTCGACGAGATCAACGCGATCCGCGCGCTGCCCATTGACCAGCAGGACACCACCGAGCCGTTGCCGAAGCGCAAGCCCGGCCGGCCGCGCAAGGTAGCCGTCGAAGGCGAAGACGCATGAAAATGACAGACGACGAACTCGCGGCGCACATCACGTCGCTGGAGTCGCAGGCGTCGAACAATGAGTCGAGCGAGATAGCACGCGACCAGGCCCGGGCGATCGACTACTACCTGAGCCGTCCCTACGGCACCGAGGAAGAGGGTCGCAGCCAGGTCATCTCGAGCGACGTCTGGGACGTGGTCGAGGGCATGACGCCGCTGGTCCTGAAGCCCTTCGTCTCCAGCGATGATGTCGTGCGCTTCGCCCCGGAGGGCCCGGAGGACGAAGACGCCGCAGAGGCCGAGTCGGACTACATCAACTACATCGTCACCCAGAAGAACAACGTCTTTCAGGTGTTGGTGGACTGGGTCAAGACCGGCCTGCTGCAGAAGAACGGAGTCGTCAAGTACTGGTGGCATACCAGCACGCGCAAGCGCATCGAGCGCTACTACTCCCAGCCAGACGATGTCTATGCAGCGCTTTTGCAGGACAAGAATGTCTCGGTGGTTGAGCACACTGAGTACCCGGGCGAGATGACGCAGGATCCGCAGACCGGAGAAGTTGTGCAGGGCGAATCGACGCACGATGTTGTGCTCAGGGTCAGCGAGGAAGTTGGCGAGCCGCAGTTCTCTGTTATCCCTCCCGAGGAGTTCCGCATCTCTAGGTCTGCGACCTGTTCAGACCCGCGCCAGGCACGCTTCGTACAGCACGTCACCCGTAAGACGATCTCAGAAGTACGGGAGATGGGTTTCGACATAGACGAGACAGAGGCTGGCGGCGATATTTCCACCGACGACCCGCGGTTCAGCGAGCAGTTCCAGGCGCGGAGGGCTGAGAACTCCGACCAGTGGGCCAGCAACGAGGGCAACGACCCAGCGATGCGCGAGGTCATCTTCCGAGACACCTACCTTCTGGTCGATGTTGACGGTGATGGCATAGCAGAGCTTCGCAGGGTGTGTCTGGTGGGCGACACTGTGCTGCTGAACGAAGAGGTCGAGGAGATCCCGTTCGTCGGGTGGACACCGTACCCGCAGCCCTTCCGGTTCGACGGCCGTTGCCCGGCCGACGAGACGATGGAAATCCAGCTGATCAAGTCCACCCTGCTTCGGCAGACGATGGACAACATCTACACGTCCAACAACAACACCCGGTACGTCAGCGACAAGGTCAACCTCGACGACCTGCTGGACAACCAGATCGCTGGCATCGTGCGCGTCGAGGCCGACGTGGTGGGCAATCACGTCATGCCGGCGCCCATCACCCCGATCGGTGCTGTGACCGTGCCGATGATCGAGTACTTCGACTCCGCGAAGGAAAACCGCACGGGCTTCACCCGGTACAACCAGGGCACCGACGCCAACTCGCTGAACAAAACGGCAACCGGCATTCGCATCATCAGCGAGGCCGGCAATGAGCGGCTGTCGCTGGTCTCGAGGTGCTTCGCAGAGCAGGGTCTGAAGCCTCTGATGCTGGGCATCCACGGGCTGTGCCGTCGGCACGCGACGAAGGAGCAGCAGGTGCGGCTGCGTGGCAAGTGGACGCAGATCGACCCGCGGGCCTGGAAGAACCGGTACGACATGAGCGTGAGCGTCGGCCTGGGGTCGGCAGACAAGTCGATGCAGATGCAGGCCGCGCAGCTACTGATCGACACCCAACTGAAGGTCGGCGCCTCTGGCGTCGTCAAGCCGAAGAACATCTACGAGGCCGGCGCAAAGCT